GAACTGGACATGTACATTCCAATACCAATTCGAACTACTGTAAGGAAATACTATGTCACAAGCAACCTTAAGAAATTCAGATGGAAATCCGTTTTTATATTTAGAAGGAGCAACTGGGAGCACTGCATTTGGTGTTGATACTACAAATTCTGATCAAGTTAATTTAGTTACTTCAGATGCAGTTCAAAACGTTGATCCAACTTCTGCTAATCCTGCAATTGCAGTACAAAGTACAACACCGGGAGATATAAAATTTTCACCAAAAGGAATAGGTCAATCGACATTCGTAAATGGTAATGTAGAGATATTAGCAAATGCGGGATCAGATGGTAATCTGTTAATGCAAAATACTGCAGCTGCGGGTGTTTCAGGCGTTATTGAATATGGCGGTGATCGTTTTATTCATAATTATGGCACTCAAAATACCTTTATTGGTCAATTATCAGGAAATTTTGGTTTAACCATTGGATTAGCAAATGCACTTACTGCAGTTGGTAATGCCGCAATGGATAATATTACTACCGGAACTGCAAATACAACAGTCGGTGCTAATTCATGTGGTGCAACTACGGGATTTCGTAATACATCTATTGGTTATTTAGCATTACGTGATATCGCCGGAGGAACAAGTAATACCGCAGTAGGATGGAGTTCTCTTCTTCAAACTACTGGATCAAATAATACCGCTATAGGAGATAGCGCTGGGAATGCTCTTACAGGAACCGATTCAAGTAATATTCTTGTAAAGAATACCGGTACTGTTGGAGATAATAATACTATTCGTATTGGTACACAGGGAGCCGGTGCTGGACAACAAAATAAATGCTTTATTGCAGGTATTAATGGCACATCGGTTACCGCTGCTGGCACTGTCGTAATTAATTCATCTGGTCAACTTGGTACTACAAGTGGTGCCCCAACTGTGTGGAATGATGTCACAGGAACCTCTGCTTCAATGGCAGTCAATAATGGTTATGTGGCTGATAATGCTGGTCTTGTTACGTTGACACTTCCCGCAACTGCAGCATTTGGATCTCGTATAGAAGTTGTTGGTAAAGGATCTGGTGGATGGCTTATTGCGCAAAACGCTGGACAAACCATACATTTTGAATCACTTAATACAACTACCGGAGTTGGTGGAAGTCTTGCATCTACGGTGCGTTATGATTGCGTTGAACTTGTTTGTGTAACCGCTAATACCGATTTTGTAGTGAAATCAAGTGTTGGTAATATTACCATCGTCTAGGAGATTTAATGGCAACTATAAATGCAATTAATACGAGCAATCCAATAGAAGTAGCAAAAGGTGGGACTGGCGCTGCTTCGTTAACTGCTCATGGCGTTCTTGTTGGTGAAGGGACTAGTGCTATTACCCCTTTATCCGTTGGAACTAATGGACAAGTGCTTCTTGGTTCTACCGGTGCTGATCCAGTGTTTGCAACCTTAACTTCAACGGGTGGAACAGTTACCTATACAACGGGCGCTGGTACATTGAATTTGGAAACTGCAACGTCTGGAACTGCATGGTCTGTTATTACCGGTGATCAAACGGCCGTGGTTAACAATGGTTATATATGTAATAAAGGTTCCGCTCTTTTATTAGCATTACCAACTACTTCTGCCGCAGGAACTACTTTAGAAGTTACGGGTATAAATACAGCACTTGGCTGGAAGATAACACAAGCGGCTGGACAACAAATATTTTTTGGTACATCAAGCACAACGGCAGGAGCTACAGGATTTCTTCAAAGTTCTGCTACGCGTGATAGCATAAAATTAGTTTGTGTTGTAGCTAATCTTACCTGGAATGTGTTGTCATCTATTGGTAATATTACTATTTCTTAAGGAGAAATATGGCAACTAATAATAGTATTAATAATGCAGTAAAAGTAACCACCTATACCGCAAGTGATACGTGGACTAAAGATCCACGATCCCTATGGATAAAAGTATATTTATGGGGTGCTGGACAAGGAGGTGGATCTGGAAGAAAAGGAGCAACGACAGCTGCTGGCGGAGGTGGAGGTGGTTGTGGTGGGGCCTTTTGTTTTGTAGATGGTCCCGCAAGTATATTTGATACAAGTCAAACAGTAACAATAGCAGGTACAACTACCGGCGCAGTAGGTGTAACTACTGATAATACAAACGGTAATGGACTATCGGCCATTGCTGCAGGAACCACATCACTTGGTAATAATATTCAATCACCAGGTTGTAATATTTCTCAGGGAGGTACTACAGCAACATCGGGAATAAGTACTGGTATTCAGGGATTCGGTGTAGGTAATTCAACTACTGGATTATCATCGAGTGGTAATGGCAGTAATAGTACATCTTCTAATGCAAACAGTGTTGCTATATCTGCTCCAACAGGTTTAGCTGGCGCTGGTGGTTCTGGTGCTAATTCATCTACTGCACAACAAGCGGGAAATGGAGCTGGACGATTAAAAATTGATGCCGTAACTACCTTAATTGCTGGCGGAGCTGGTGGCATTGAAACGGGTACCATTGGTGGTGGCGATGGCACTAGTACGCCCGCTGCATCTACAATGCAAGGAATACTTGCTGGTGGAACTGGTGGAGGCGGTGGTGGGGGTCAAAAATCTAATGGTGTTGGTGGTGGAAAAGGTGGTAATGGCGGTATTCCCGGTGGCGGAGGTGGAGGAGGCGGCGGAGCTCTTAATGATGGATCTGCTGTTTTTGCATCGGGTGCTGGCGGTAATGGTGGTCGTGGTCAAATTATTGTAGTAGAATTTTTAAGCTAAAGGAATACCATGCGTTATGCAATCATAGATCCAAACTTAAAAGAACGAAATATAATCAATATTATTGAATGGGAAGGTGCAGAATTTTTACCACCCCGTGGTATGCATGTTATTCCATGTCCAGAAGCAAATTGTGGTGATACATTTAATTTTGATACAAAAGAGTTTATTCGGCATTATATAGTTGAACCAGAAGTAGTGTAATGATATACTGTCATTAACGAAGTATAATTGTAAATAAGAGCCTTCCCTTTTTGGGAAGGTTTTTGTTTTTTAGTTCTTGAAATTTGTAAAAACTGGTATACTAAAGATGTGTTACTTTTACTACTTGCTCATGTTTTTATTCTCCTTTTTTTACCATTAGTTTTTGGGCCACTGTTTTTAAGTTTTCAGTGGCTCTCTTAATTTTAAATATAAGAACTTGTTGGTTGAGCCCAATACTGAACGGCATTGATCACAAATCCATTATTAATACTCTGAAGATTTTTTACTTGATCATTAGTCCAATACAGATGTAATTGAACTACCTCACCATCTTGTTGATAATACATTCTATGCCAGAATTGATTCTGATTTAATTCCCATGGCTTAGTAAGATATGGTGCGGTTTCTAATATATTATTACCAAGAATAGCGCCTGATATTTGTGCTTCAGTTACTATAGAAAGATTAGAATCACTTGATAAATAATCAGCAGTAATCTGTCCACTTGTTTCTCTATCAACATAGAAATCAGCATAGGCAACAAAGCAACGCTCTCCTGTGTCAGGAAAAAAATTATATTGCTTAGTAAGTATTTCTATTTCAGATACCCGTTCTATAGTACCACCACCTTGATAAACCCCTAAAACGCTTACCCCGAATATTTGAATTTCATTTGCTGATACATACGTTGCTTCTTGTATAGTTCCGTTAAGACTTTCTAAAGAAGCGCCACCCGCTTGAATATTATCAATGAAAATATACGGAGATCCCGGTGATATATTATGATCGATAACCGTTAATACTACTGAAGCACCAAGCACCGTAATATTGGTTATCTGTAATGCCATACTATTACGCGATAAATCCGGCGTCATAATAAACGTCCAACCTTCTTGATTGCCTGCAAGAACGGAACGAAATAGATCAAATCCAAATCCAGCATTCCAAGACATATCCATATTAGCCCAGGTTTCACTTATATTTGACCATACAAGAAAGTTTCCTTGCAGATAGAAGTATCCAAAGGTGGTAATTGAATCGTCGAAATAAGCCCATGTCTGATTGATATAATCCATAATCAATAAACGATTTGGGTAAACATTATTATCTCGATATTGTTCGTCATCAGACGGATAGGTCCAATAGGCAAGTTCTTCATAATAATCACGGATACCATGGACGCGTAATGGACCGTTGTTTATATTAGCGATATCAAATATAGTAGTCGGTATAAGTTCATCAACTCGTTCAACATTCAGACCATTACATGCATGCACACCTGTAGATCCCATACCCATAACAATTTTATCAAACGGTACGGTTGAATGAGTAGATTCAACACCAAGTTCGGTGTTAATTTTTTGAAATACGAATGGCAATACTTCATTGTTGGTATATACCAATTCATACGTACTACTTTCGAAAAATACGATCAATCTATCTTTTAGTGCTTGTACTGAAATGATTGCTTCTTTGGTTGGTGCATCTATAAAGTTACCTTTGCCTTCGATATCATCACGCCATGCATCAACTTCTAATGGCGAACCAATTTGCGATATGCGTACACGATTTGCATAACGGGTCGTAACAGGACCAGGATTAACGCTTTCTAATGTATTAAATAACATGAGAGCGCCTTTGAAGACTGTTACGATAAGTGCCGTTAAAATAGTATCGCCAGCTGCATTTGTTATGGGAGGCGCTAAGGTGAACCAATTAGCCCCATCATAATATTGTATACCATCAGCAGCGACATTATTAACCACAAACATAAGATAACTACTCGCAGCTACACCACGCCAATTATCAGTCCAATGGAAGTCGCTATTGCTCCCACTCCACAATCCAGGCACCCCACCAGAACGTTGCCATCCAATACCATTCGTATACTCATATGAAAACTGGGTATCAAATGCGATTGTTTTTTCATTAGAAATATCTAATCGTTCATATAATCCAATATGCATAACTGGTTCGGCAGGATAGAAATATACCGTGGTTAATGCAGATGCGCCATTAATAACAAATGCGCCTGTTGTTGTATTATAAGTAAATACCGTAGCAGTTGCGCTGGTCGTAATCATATTAGCCGGAATACCTAAAGCAACTACAGAAAAATAATCGGTACCAATGGAAAACATTTGGCCAATTTTATATATGGATCCCGGAACAATCCCTACAATATTTCCTGCGCCATCAGTCGTACCAACATTGATACGCAATCGGGTAAATTGTTGTTGAGTTGCTAATGGTCGTGATTGATCCATAACGCGTGCACCAAAGCGTTTCTTAATACGACCACGCCAACAGTATACATTTCGTAATAATTCATAAGCGTCATCAGCAATAAGCCATGGTTTACGATTAGTCTGTACACCCGATTTTGGTGGTGCAATAAGAAAACTTTGTAGTGGCATATTATATTCCTACAGTAATATAGTTGAATATAAAATTTTGAGGATTTGCAGGAATAGTCATCTGTCCTCCAAAACATTCAAATCCAAGAACAGTATAATTTGTAGGACTTAATAATATATACCTATCTGCACCATTAGTGCCAGAGCTAAATGCCTGTAGTAAAGTATTATATACTGCAGTAAAAACGGGAGTATTGGCTGCTACTGGATACGTTACTACTGTCGCACCATTAGCAGTTGCTGAACCCCATTTTAGTAGAATTCCAGAGGGTAATCTAGTCCACCCTACTGAAGCCGCTAATAAACCAGTCCATTCTATACGTGCACCATTATTCTCACGTTGCCATGCCAATTCAGTTTGGCCGGTAAGTGTACTCAATTGAGAATATATATTTGCTTCATCAATAAGTGTATTGGTCGGCGCTACATTTTCTGGTAAGGTAACTTCAGTATGTTTGCCCTGTGTAGCATTATTAAAGGGAATATGATTAATGTTCCATGCAGTACTTAATTGCTGAAAATTCTCCAATATATCATCTTGGGAATCTGCAAGTATATCGTTCGGTTGCGGAATATTTGGATTATATGTAGGCATAAAATTCCTTACCAGTAGAAGTTATTATTACCAGATCCAAATTGGTTCCGGTCACTTAATTGATTTGTATAGATAGTTCCCACTTGTTCATTGGCATATTGCACCCATGATCTGCGTTGTACTAACATCTCTTGACGTTTAAATTCAGGCCATAGTGCTTGCACACTGTCATTATCACTACGATCTTGGAATATTTTTACCGCAGCTCCATATGCAATATATTGCCAATATTGTTGTAATTTTGGATCTTGATTCAATTGCAATAAGGCATCAGGACGTTTATATACTTCCATATTGATTGGATATGGCTGATCAGGAACGGGACGTAAAACAAATTTATCATCATAATACAACATACTTGTTGGTCGTGATGCTTGATAAGGAAATGTCATTGCATTTACGGCAACTGCAGCACCAGGAGCGGTAGAATAATTAAATTGAAATACACCTGTTACATAATTTATAGTATTAGGCCCAACCCCAACATCTCCTAAAAGATTTCCTTGTCCATCATCAAATACAACTAATCCTTGAGATAATGTATTAATAGACGAAAACGTTACATTATTTGGAAGAACGGGAATCGCGCTTAACGTGCCGGTAAATAATGTAGTAACGCCATCACCAGAACCAACTTGTGCAATGTTATTTGTTTGTGGCCATATATTATAAAATTCTTCAGGCTTTTGAGAGAACATCATTTTATTACCTGCAGAATACATCGGATAATGCGTAGTAATATATAATTGATCAAAGTTCTCTAATTCTGGAACTATTGCCGTTGAATCAGTTGTGTATTCGGCAATATTAGGTAAACAATACCAAGTTAAGGTAGTACGATATTCAAATAAACGGAGCTCTTCAGGAAGATCATATAAGAGAAACGTATTCACATATTCTTGAATTTCTGCATCGGTTATTAAGTTAGTAGACGGCGAACGGGTTAGTCGTCGTACTTTGGTAATGATCGATTGTAAATCTGATGCCATTGACTACTCCTTAATTATGGTGCTGGAGACGGATTGGGATATGGTGGATATTCAGTATTTCTCAGAATGTTTACATTAGCGCCAATAAACTGTGTCGCTAATTCACCAGTTGGAATTGCTTGAGCTGATTGTAATGGTATAGCGGGAACTACAAATGCATCAAAATTACTGGAATCAATATTTACGGTAAAAAGATCAGGAAGATCTATGTTCACAATGAGTCCAGTTAAGCCATTAAGTTGTGTCATCCCATATTCTTCTGGTATGAGAAATTTAATATAAAGTCCTTCAATGAAAGTATTATTAAATGCTGTTTGCACGATGGTAAACCCAGGAGCGCGTTGTATGGCTATAATAGTTGCCATCGAAGGATTAAATGTTGGAAATCGTAATGCTCCCAGAGTCATAGCAATCCTAGGTATTAAAATAATACTGGTTCTACTTTTTCAACCGTAACAATTTTAGAAGGTGTAAAGTCGGCATCTTCAAAATCAAGTTTTTGGAAGTTAGTTCTATGCAATTTTTTTCCAATTCTCGTTGATTTTCTGCCATGCTCATCGAGTTCATATTTATGTACTTGATAGAACACTTCGGTAGCAAGATGCTTAGCTACCATATAGGGTAAATCATAAATCTGGCCATCTTTTAATTCCCAATTTGATGGTTCATCATCAGGATACTTATGATAAGGGAAAATTAATGTACCACCTGGACAATCTAAATAACTGAATTTGCCACGTACCATTTTATGATCACGTTCCCATTCTGTTTTATATTTCTTTTCTGTTTCTTTATCTTTGAATTTTAATTTTGATATATTCATTTTATTTCCTTTTTCGGGGGGGGTACCCGAAAGAGCACCCCGTATTTTACATACTAAAAGATTAATTGTGCATCATTATCAACGAGATATGATTTACCAGCTACCCAGTAAATTACATCGTTATTTTGTCCTGCTGGACTTGAAACGCCCGCTGCAAGATTCATACCAATAATGGAAATATTTTTTGATGCATCTGATAATGTATCTAAGCTATTAGCAAGTGCAAATGCAGTATTTTCACCAACAGGTCCTACATATGCAGGAGTATATCTGCCACTTATAGTTACTAATTGAGCCACGGTTGGGAATGTAAAGGCTGTCATAGCAGTTGTATCAATATCAGTGGTAAAAGTATTTGATGTTACTGCAGTAATTGTTCCAACCAATTGATCAATTTCCACCATACCATTAAATGAACTGGTTACATGGAATCGTATTTCTTGACCTGCTTCATAATCATGATCAACGCTTGTAGTTACCACGGCATTTACTGCTTGAGTAATATTCGTGATATAGCGTGTTTGTGGATAGAAAGTACTATCGATATTTACTTTGCGATAGGTACCAGCACCACCAACAGCGCCAGGAACGTTTGCAAGTGCGCTATGCAAACGGAATGATGTATTAGCAACAATGGTATCTATTTGAAAATCAATACCAAGCACATCTGATGGATTTGCATTAAATTGTGTTGGAGTCATAGAAAGACGGACCACATCACCTGCTGCAAGTCCTGCCGTATTTCCCGTTGCTACTATCGGTTGAGCAGCATTAGATATTGAAGTAAGTGCAACACCAGGGCCAACGAGCGCATCAGATCCTTGATTCACCAGGGTGAACCCACTCAAAGCAGCAATTTGACTAATTGTGGTTGGATCATTCGCTATTGTACCAAGTTTACTTGTAACGATACCACGACCTTGGGTCATGCCACGTTGCCAATAAAATACTGCGCCTAAATCAGCAGCAGCTTGTGCAATTGCTGTTTCATTATATACATACATCCAATCTACATCAGAACGAATCGCTATAGTTACTGAAGTACCATCAGAAGTAAATTTACCTTGTTGAAGTATAGTTCCGTCCATATTAAGCTCCTAATCGTAAGGTAACTCTGAGTGAAATAACCCAGGCATCGTTTAATATGCGGTACGCTGAACCAAATTTATAACCAGCAGTTACATTTTGCGCTAATGGCCCAGAATAAATTGCTGGACGATATAAGAACTGTGCAGTGTATTGATCTTGTTCAACTATGCCGTATGCTTCTTTTGCAACAACGAATACGTTATATACATTACGACCATTCATTGATGAATTTGGAATTACAGAACCAATTGAAGATACCAAGAATCGTACGTTATTTACTGCACCCCACTCAGATTCAATCGTTCGTGATTGATCGGGATATTGAGATTTAGCAATAAAATTTGGCACGTTTGCAGGATTTTGCAAATCGGGAATAATAGCTGAATTTGCCAATGCAATGAAAGCCATACGTACGGGTGCAGTGCCAAATTTTAAATCACCTTCAATACCAGACAAGAACATATGTGCATTATTATTAATAAGCATAGTAGTTACTTTATCAATATCTGGCTGGGTAATTTCAGTTGGCACATCGCCATTAGTTCCAAAAGTTGCATTCACAAATGCTGCAGTACCGGCAAGCATATTACGTGTCAGTTCATCTTCAGTTCTTCTTAAAGAATCACCAAGACGAATAGCAGCATTATTGAGCACGTTATCTTGTGCTTGTAATGTTACTTGTTCATTAATAATTATATAGGTGCCATAAAATTGTATTTCAGCATCAATATCTACAGCAGTTAATAATTGAGCATCAGGATCAACCCCTGTATTTCCTAAAGGAACAGTGGCTGCTGCAAGTGGATTATAACGACGGAATCGAGCAATACTACCACCACGAGCTGGCATATGTTCACGCATTGCGGGAATACGATGAATATAATTAGGTACCGGCGTGCTCAAGATCATCTGATTAAACGATACCTGAACTTCTGGTGGTAACACGCCTGTTGTAGTTGTAGGCATAATGTGTACCTCTAATAAAAATTTTTTTGTATTGTTTTAATCAAGCCGGACGAGATCTTGAATCCCTACTTCGCTAAAGCTACGAAGGGCAGGTTGCGTCCTAATGAAGGTGTGACAAAAAGTCACAGGTTGGAGGAACGACTTCCAGATTGCGTTCATAGTAGGTATATCATAGCGGACAAATTGGACAAAAAATTAATACTCCACCACAGATTTTTTAATTCTGTAGTAGAGTAAAAAGGAAAAAATGTAATGAAAAAGTATATGTGGTAAATTATCGTCGGCGTGCATTTTGTAGCATTTGTTCATATATTTGACGTTTACGATCTTCAGTCAAATTTTCTGAAAATGCAGATGCATGCGTTAATGAACTGGTACTTGCAATAGCTGATGTTGGTTTTGGTTTATTTAAATTATGCTGCGCTTTTATTTGCTCATCACTCACCATACTTGATCGTGCAATACCAAGATCTTTTAAAATTGTATAGGTGGCTGCGGCTTTGTTGAAGAGGTCTTGCGTTTGGTGTAAGCTCGCCGCAATTTCCGGTTTAAGTTCACGCAGCTTTTGTATATTTTCATAAGTAACAACAGAATCAAAGTCATTGTATTTGGTCCT